ATTAAAATTGCACCCTGTTGAAAAGGAAATTCCGGACTCTGCTGGGCAGAAATCCATAAAACTCTTCTAAGAGTATAATAGTTCTGCACCAGACTCGACTTTTTGTCGGGCTCCCCGGGTGCTCGGGGACTGTTGTGATCTTCGCTAAACTTTATATAGGAGCGGTAGACCGGTGAAAAAGAATAAATTGAAATCTTCTCCACGTGATTTGAATATGATGTTGTTTCCGGTAGAGGAAAATATCGATAGACCATTCAGGTTTGGATCGAAAATGGGTGGTGTATAAGAGGCGTAAGAGACGTTGCCTTTGGCATGAGCAAAGCGTTTGTTGTAGTAGAAAGGAACTTCAACAGCTAGCTTGTCGATATTGGCAGCGACACCTCGAGGACCCATTCCTGTGAAACCATCTACGACGTTTTCATAAAATCCTTCAGGTGAGTTAATGCTGAATATAGGGGCATTGCCCAATCCAGCTCTTTTTGTAACTCGGAAGCGTGTGGAACCACGCCAGCCCACATACATCGACATGATGTACTCGTGAAAATCGATTGGCTGGTTGGCTGTAACCACTTGTCGGACGCTGGAATGGGCATTTCCTAACAGACCAACTTGTCTGACGTACCGCTTCAATAGAAGCCTTAAACTTGGGATAGATTCGCCCATAAAGACCTCATTTGTATGATCAGAAGGAAGTATCTCACCTGCTCCAATACCTTCCTGAGGGGCGCCGTGTTCGGGCATATTGTCTTCTTGTAAGCCATCGGCTTCAAGAGCGCTCTGTGGTTCCTCCGTTACATCTGAACTTTTGAAAGACCATTGAGTGTCAGTGAAGCGATCAGTGGGAAAGGCAAAAGACGCATCGTCTGTCATGCGATGGGAAATGTCAATCTGTACAAAATTACCAAGACTTGGATCAGGGGATGTTAGTTCATTAAGAACTTCAACAGTGACCTGTCCATTGTCGTATTGGTTGTCATTGAGCACAGTGGTGCCATATTGATATGAGGTTGTTCCTACCGCTGGGAGTGTTGTGTGCAAGTAAGGTTGCGTGGCATGCCAGTGGACAGGAATTTCAAAGTCTCTACAATCTTCAATGTCAATAATTCGTGAATAAATTTGATTAAAACCGCTGGCTCCGCGCCTAACGGGATCATAAGTAATACGAAGCTTGCCGCGATGGAATGCCGAGGCAGAAATATGAAATCGATAGATGATTGTACCCTTCCAATACGAAAAGAGAGCATTAACGGCCGCTTGGGGCGTCAGTGCAGTTCGAGCAGGAGTAGTGGTAGTATCTGTAGAAAATTGATTGGGAGTGACATTGATGGTGTTGAGGACGGTACCTGATGCTTGAGATTCTGACCATTGCACGCGATCAAAAAGCGTGTCTTTGGACAAAATATAAAGCATAGACAATTCATCTACTGGAGGCAAGCCAACAGTACGAGGATCTACGGTAAGTTGTCCTTTGACATCCATAGCCAATCTCTGTACAACTTCATGGGAATTGGTTGCAGCAAGTTCACCGATATCTAGAGGGTAATACTTTTCTATGTTACCGATGATAGCTGGTCTCGAAAAACCAAAAACCGCGGCAACGCTACCAATGGCATCGGCGGCCATCTCGGTAGCGAGAGCATAAGGAGCAAATGCTGGTACTCTTGCGAGCAAACCGGCACCTTTAGCGACTGCTGAAGCTGCTTTTGAGACGGGGCTTTGTGAAAATTCGGATTGTGGTGTCCATGATCCATACAGCGAAGATGTTGGTGCACAAATCTCAACATTCTCGAACCACGCATAAACTTTAAGGTAGGCAGAACCAATTGCGGAGTTTGCGTGGGCTAAGGAGAATACTGTGTTGATGTGAATGCGACCCATGGATGCTACGGAACCCACCGCAGTCAAGTCTAGCCAGTTATCTTGGCAGAAGAACGGGAATTCCATCTCTCCACCTTCACTTCTCGTAGGATCTAAGAAAATGTGGGGGTGTTGGGTTGCCTGAATAAAACGGGTGTTATTAAAACGTGATCCTAATGGATGGACATTCCCGAGAGGTTGTGGAGCATAATGTGCGATGTATCGTCCGAATAAAAGGGGATTACCGGTCAACACAAAGCGTGCCTTGCACGTGCCTCGAAAATGTTTGAAACCCTCTACTCTCCGGCGGACCAGAGGATCATTGAGAATTAGACTCCATGGATCGAAAATGTCTGAAAAATTTTCACCCAAGGCAAAGGTTTTGGTGTAAATCTGTACGGGTCGGGACAGAAATTCACCGAGGGGTACGTCGGTCGTTTCACCAGCTGCAAAAGTACTTTCCAGGGAATATGGAATTGAGACAGAAGATGGTTGATCGGCGTGCGAGAAAGTAGTAGTCCCGACTTTTTGTTGTTTGTTTGTAGTGCTTAAATTATAAATATTAGTATCAGTAAAGCTCTATGTACAGTAGCGAGGGCGCTTGAAACCTCGCTCCGTTTTGTTTTATGAAATAGATTGCACAAGCCTACATGTAATAGACAAAAACATAAAAATATAAAATGTGGTATCCAATATGCAAAATGCAGTTTAGCTTTACATGCGTATGCAGCGCATGGAGGGATGGATTTAATGTCTCCCCAAGACGAATAGTGCGTCTAACGCACTGAGTCGGCGAATAGATGACTGTTGAAATCATCATAAGAATATTCGCAAAAGCGGCTTAAATGCAAAATCCCCTTGCGTGCCATTATCGCAATCATTTGCTCGCGGCGTTTTTCATAGACTTCTCGTCCATGGAAAAACCATTCACGCAGAGCACCATCAACATTTTGAACAGCAGCCTCCTCAGGTGATAGGTAGGTGCTGTGTAAAACGGAAAGGAGACTCTTGAAGATGGACTTCTCATTCAATTTGCCAACGCGATAGAACATACCGGGAAGTCGCGTGGTCTGGCGTTGCAGAAAAACCAAAGAATTTTTGTTTGGAACATATGGCATACCTTCGGCATCCTTGATACCAGGAGTTATTACTATTCCATATTTCTTCAGGTACTCCTGTAGAGTAAGAAAATTGAATTGGGGACGATAGGCCGAAACGCTGTTGATAAAATCGTCACCGTAGTTAATGTGGGCAACGTACCTGCGAAACAAACCGCATTTTTCTTCGGGATAGCAGTGATGATAACCGCAACGATTCAATATGGAATTACCAAGACCGTTAATATCGACAGTTATAGGTATACCGGACACAGTAGAGCCATCGAGACGATAAACATCACCACACAAATTTACTGCGGGAAGAATGATTTCGAACAAGATGATACTCATGCGGTGGAGATCATCAACTGTGTAATCACCATTAGCTGCGAGCTCAATCATAATCCTGCCAGAAGCCATATTCACGGAAGCTGGCATGCGCAAATCATATTTAGAGTAATCACCATCAAATGCGTTTGAAAAACGTTCAATCTTTGCTTGAACTGCCTCCCAATCGGAAGAAAGGGGGTCAATACCAACAGCACACTCGCTGGTGCTAGCCAACATCTGAATGAGACGACAAATAGGACTGAAATACATCCTGCACAATATGGTGAGACTAATCTCGCTCACCTGAAACAAGCGCACTTTAGATTTGTCAGTTGGAGTGGGTTCATCCTTGGGAACCGCGGTAAACACCCATCCAACTTCTTCACCTCGGTCGATGCGAGCAAGACAATCATCAACATCTTTCCACACCTCTGGAACGAAATCTCGAACCACATGGCCATTCTGGTCGTAAGTTTCGGTAACCCATTGACTTTTGTTGCCCTTGTAGCGTAATCCCATCGAAGTTTGAAAGTTCATTTGATCTATGAACCTAACACCCTCTATTCCATTTAGAGTTTCCTTCCTAGTGAGAGGACGGAGAGTTTTGCGCAGATATGGTGGGATAGTTTTGAAACCAGAGAGATAATCGGTCACAGCCCAATGTATATCTTCAATGGGTGGACCTGGTGCGCCTTCAAACGAATGTTCTGCAGATTTACTCCACATTGAACGCCCAAAATGAGGTTTACCAAAAGATTTCTCTTGATATATTTCCGCAATATCTTCAGCGATAATGGTTGGAATGACTTTTGATTTGTAAAAACCCTGTTGACACTTATCACCCAAAAGTACGCCTCCTTGGTTTACGAGCTCTACAAGGGCAGGTTCAACCTGTGCCTTGGGCTCTTCTTCCCAAGCGCGTCGTTCAACAACTTGTTTATATATCTTGCCTTCAGCAGCTTCTGCAGCCCTCTCGAAAAGTGGGCCATAATCTGCACGACAAAGTTGTGGCGACGGATTTGGAGGCATCAACAACGCAATGTTTTTTGCTTGAGCTTGTAAGAACTGAGTTATATGCTCCTTAGATGGGAGAAAAGAGCGACCGATACCCAAATCGTTTGCATGACCGGCGAAATGAATACCGACTATTCCTGGGTTAGGTCCAGTCCGTATATACCATCCGCCGCAAGCTCCTTTGTATGTTTCAGCAGATTTCCACTGCCAATCGATAACAGGAACCCCGAATTTGTTGTGGACCATGTCACCAACAACGTCAACCGTTTTGGTGCAAAAATCGTTATCTTTGGTTATGTATTTGCACAACAATGAAGCAGGCATACTATCCAAATATTCAATCAAATTTGCTTTCGATCGATACACGATGTATCCAACAGCCATATCTACGCCTATCAAGCGCGTGAAATTGGCTGGAGACACAGTCACCTTGGCTGCCGATGATTCAGATTCATTATCCTGTATCTTCCAAGTCACTGGTTCTGTCGGGACCGAATGCAATGGTAAAAGGCAAACATTAGTGCAAATCCAAGGTAAGGCAGATAATCTTTGCCATTGTCCTTCTTCTTCCACATATATCACAGAGAGATTGCGAACAGGAAGTTTCTCAAACTGTGCTCCTGTCATGGTGGGATTCTTATACGTTACTATACGTTTAACGACCTCAGTTTCCCAGTAGTTGCGCTTGGTCTCACGTGCCTGTAGCTCTTCTTCAGATTCTCCCATAAAACCTTGATCCTGCAAAATAGTAGTTTCAAGGGTTTCAACCGTTGTTTCAATGCGATTCGTTTTAATCAACGTAACACAAATTCCAACAGGCACATCGATTTGAGGCGGGGGTGAAGCATCACCAGAAAGCATCTTGCGGTCTGGTTTGACCCATTTCACTTTGGTGGTGATGGTTGAATCATCAGCAGGAGGACCTACTTCATCAGCATATCCCTGAGAATGCATGCCAACATCCTCATCCTTGTGCTTTTGAGCGACATCAACCCCGGTCGTGTCTCTCAATGTGTTGGTAATGATCGTACCAACACTAGGCCAAATTTCAGATATGGCCATGAAAGTCAAAGTTGCGGTTCCGATAGTAGCAACAATTGCCAAAAGTGCCTTAACAGCGGGGGCATATGCTTCACGTTTCTGGGCCGCGATCAAACTTACGGCATCTCGCCGTTTGCTAAGAAACGCATAAGCACCAGCTCTCAACATGGTGATGCGATAATTCGCAAAGCCTATGAGGAGGATAAAGAACATGAACTTTCGGAAAGTTAGAACAAACAATAAATCGAACAACGGTGATTGAAATTGAGGGAACAAAAAGGCACGCAGACAGGAAAACAAAAGAGAAAATATAATGCTCGCAGTTGCAAACTGAGCAAACAAAGTATACCACCGCATTTTCCTAGCAATGGTAACATCAAGAACGCAAGGACATATGCGTTTGACGAAATCCGACTTCCATAAATCCTTAGGCAGCCAATACCACCACTGAGTTTCATCAGCCATGTTAAGCTGGTGGATAACGGTAGTTAAAAAGGCTGCGCGTGTGCCATCTGTACAATATGTATCATAGAAAGATCGAAATGGTGATATTCTGGTTTGCCAAACCTCTGAAAGAGCAAGATCTACGGCACCACGTGTAATGATACCGAAGCCCGCCTGATCTTCCAGTAGATAATCTGGTATTGCTTGTCCTTCATCCTCTTCGCGTAATATACCAAGAGGAATGCCAGTAGCCACGACTATACCAGCGGAAGTGCTGGAATCGGTAGAACTGGCAAGAGATTGTACATCATCAATGAAAAAGTTGTCTTTGTTGCAAACGCAGCTCACATATGTACAAACTTTGCAGACATTGAACTTGAAATCGTTCAATTTAGCAACGTGTTTCTCCTGTCGTTCCATGTGTTGGCGATACACAATTTCCAAGATCCTGAAATACTCATCAAGTTCCAGATTTTGACACTTGATAGTGCGTCCACTGGTGGGATCTTTGAACTTGTATGGCGCATACCCTCCATGGGTAGCTTGATTTAGCGTCATGAGCAATACAGCATCAATTGGGGTACCGCCTATCAACACTGTGGGAGCTCCAATGACCTTGTCCTCATCAATTCCACCAAGAACGTTGATATATTCAGGTTTGACCACGGCATCTGCACGCCATAACCGACGACGTAAAGAATTACCATTTTTGGACAATTGATCAATGTCCATGTTTGGGTCATTTGTGGATGCAACACACGCCAGAATAAAAGGCATGATGGAATTTTTCAAATCAACTTCGGCTTTGGTGGCAACATAAGTAATATTGTCGCACACTTTTAGAACTTTGGCAATACCCATTGAAGGATCAAACTTGAGAGGTCGATTTGCAACATCATTGATGACAACAAAACGTGTCTGATTAGTCATTTGAGACTCATATTTGTCATCGGGTGTGAGGTTGGCAGTCATGTGTGTTTCATACTCCAACCCGGAGGCAGCAGCAAAGAGTTTCAAACTTTGATTGGTGAGGGCGCTTTTGCCGCAACCTGGACTACCGTAGTATACGATTCCAAAGGGTTGTTTTGTAATTTCGCCAGCTCTTCTTGCTGAAACAATCCACATTTGCCACGTTTGTAAATTGTTGATACGGTTTGAATACAAAATCCGCTGGTAGGACGATGGTGGGAGAAGCTTGATGGCTGCACAATAGAGTTTGATCGTCTCCGTTGTATATTCCAAAAATTTGCCCCAATCACCACCTTTTCTCATAAAATCCCCAGATCTAACCTCGGGCACAGTAGTGCGGACGTGTTCGAATCTCTCGTCCATATTTGAAGATAAGGAATGTTCGTACAAGAATGGTTCCAGCGAACCTTGCTGCCAAGAAGCGTAAACGCTCTCGACAAAATAATTGAGAGTTGTAATAATCCCATCCATAATATTAGTCACAGACTTGAATTTCGCAAGACTGGTTACTTTATAGATAGAAATACTTTGATATTCAACTTCACCCCAAGTTTCGGGGGCCCAACCAGCCAGTATTGC